GGTTATTGGCATCATCAGCCGCCAGAACAGACTGCGCAGCACCGGTGGATAGGCCGCCGCCTGCCATGCGCGCACCCATCCCGACCGACTGGCTTGCAGCGCCAGCATCCATCACCGCTTGACCTGCGCGCATCAGCTTGGGGGCGTTTGAAATGACCCCAATGCCTTTTGTTGCTGCCCCAAGCAGCCCGCCGGGCAAAAGCGATGCAGCCAGATCAACCCCACCCGCCCCAGCTGTAGCCCATCCGCCCAGCTTCTCAAAAGCCGCCTTATCAGCATCTAGCGCCTGTTTGGCTGATGCTGCCCCAGGTAGGCCCAGAAGCTGCTGCGCCCCTGTGGCGTATTCATCAACCCTGCGGCCTGCGCCAATCAGTGCTTTTTGATACCAAGGCGTTTCGTCAGCCAGCTGACGCAGTGCAATATCTTTCAAATCGGGTTTGATGCCAGCCTCTGCAAACAGATCCCTCGGCGCAGTGCCAGAGCTTTTGACCGGGACGATGCCAGCCTCTTCAAACAGGTCTCTGGGCATGTTATTGCACCCCCAATTTTTGCTTGACTTGATCCACTGTCATGCCGTGTTTTAGAGCGGTATGGGCCAGGTCTTGTTGCGTGTAAGTCGAGTAACTCCCGGATGCTGCCTGCGCTTTTGGCGTGCGCATGGATTCAACCAGCCCCTTTTTTTCCTCATCCATGCCCGCCATCCGGTTGGCCATTTCAGCTTTCAAGGTCTTGATCACAGCGGCATAGGTTTGCTGGTTTTGCGCCGTGCCCAGGATGCTATGTGCGTGCGACCGGGCGGCATCACTGACGGCAGTGTTTCCCATGCTGCCCGACATGATCTTGGCGTATTCGTTCACAAAGGTCTCGGTAGCCGCATGGAACTGAGCTAGCTTTTCGTCGCCCGCAATTGATTTTTGCCCCGCTTGCAGCCAGGTGTTGACCAGAGGCGAACCCGTTCGCGATACTTGCCCCGACAGCGCCAATGCCATATCTGCATTCAAGTTGGCGTTTTTCTCGAACGAGCTGACCATGGTTTGTTGTTGCTGCAACTTTGCTAGTGCCGCCGAATTGGCTTTAAAACCAAGTTGCGCCGCACGCTGATCTTCACCTGATACACCTGCCGCCAGTTCAGCCGCTTTGTTCAAAATGGCTGACCTGCCCATGGATGCCGATTTGCCCATACCCATGGGTGGCAACGTGCCGTCCAGGTTGTAGCGGGAAGCCGCGTTTGCAATTGCACCAGGCGTAAACGCATCTTCAGCGCCTTGGAGCTCTTCCTTCTTTCTGGCATCAAGCATGTTTTGCCCGCGTATGGTTATCGCATTGCTGGCTTTGCTGTCCGGGCTTTGTTGCAGGGTCAATCTTTGGCCCGGTTGCACCGCGTTTTTGTCCACCCAAGTCTTTGTAGCACCGTCTGTTTGCTCGACCATATCGGGCTTGACCCCGTAGTCATTGAGCGTCTTGATGCCGCCGTCTTCACTGAGCATGACGTTTTGCAGCTTGCCACCGACCATCATCTGCTGTGGCGTGGTGCTGTACTTGGGGCGGAACTTTTCAGCCTGCGCCAGAGCACCCTGATACTGTTCTGGCAAACCCGCCTGGCGGTACTGTTCAGCCAAGCCCATGTAGTGGGTGAAGAAGTCTGATTTTTGCGTACCTGCACCAGCACCAGTACCACCCCCAGCACCTGCCGTTTGCAGCTGCGCGCCTGGCATGGCGGCATTGACGGGCGTTTGAAACTCGCGTGGTAATGTGCCCATGATGTCAGCACTCGGTTGCTGTGTGGATTGCGTGGGCAGGCCGTAGCCCATCATCACCGCACGGGCTTTGGCTGCATCTCTGTACTTGAGCTTTTCGGCATCGAGCTGTAGCTGCCCGAGCTGATCAGCCATTTCCATCCGTTTTTTCTCGGTTTGAGTTTTCTGCCACTTGTCAGCGTAGCCCAGGCCCTCTTGCAGTCGCTGCCCAAAGCCTGCGCCGTCTGAGCGCGGTCCGGCTGCTGCCAATAGGCCTAGCGCTTGCTGGCCCTCGTAGCTGTTGAATACGTCGAGTAGTCCCATGATCTTGTCCTTTAACTGTTACCGCCTCGATCACCACCACCGTTGCCGTTAGCAGACCCGCCACCACCCGCTGTACCACTTCCATCTCGCCCGCCGTCTCCATAACCATCTCCAAAGCCGACTCCAGTCCATCCCTGCAGGGCATTTAAAGCGCCTATAGGATCATTGCTAGCATTGACTGCTGATAGCGCCTCGGATATCGACATACCCTGACTAACTAACCCAGCCACCACCCCTGCAATAGGTGAAGCAAGTCCAAATTGCTGGGCAATGGACATTGCTTTTGCGTTGATAGCATCCGTCGCAGGCCCGATACCTATGCCGCCAAATTGCGCACCATTAACACCTGAACCGCCACCTTGGCCCCCACCACCACCAATCAAAAGACCGCCAGTTGATCCGCCGGATGGCGTTGCTGGCGTTGCTGCTGCTTGGCGCTGTGCCGCCAGGGCTGCCGTGTGACCATTAGTGAAGGGGTTGACAGCTTGCCAGTCCACATTTCCAAATAAACCGCCTGTGGGTGCTGTACTGAATGGCCCGGTGCCACTTTGCAGCAAGCCACCCTGCACCCGTGCACCGCCATAACCCGCCCCGCTTCCAGCAAAGCCGCCGCTGGCGCGTTGGTAGTTGCTGGTCATGCCGTTGTTGGCAAAACTGAGCAAGCCCGGCATGACTTGGTTGCGAAAGTGATCCGCATCCGTCATGGTGTTTTGCAGACCGACCTTTTGCTGCTGGTTAAACGGGTTTTTGGTGTACCAATCTTGCAGGTCTTGATTGGTTTGCAAGTCCTTGAGCAGGAAAGGCTGTGCCGGTGCCCATGGGTCTTTTGATTGCGTTGCCTGCGTGGTACTTGATCCGCTGGCGCTGGAGCCAAGTACGCCGCCCAATAATGATGCGCCAAGTGAAAGCCAATCTGCCATGATATGTTTCCTTTATTGAACTAATGAAATGCCGTATGCATTGCTGGGGTCAGGGTTGCCATTGCCAGACGTGTAATTCTTGTAAATCTGACTGCCCATCTGCGCCCCACCAAGGAAACCTAGTGTCGTGTTGCCGGGATTTTGCTGGGTACTGGTTTGCGTGCCGTAACCATTGGCGACGCTGTTGGTTTGGTTGGCTGCGTTGTTGAAGTAATTCAGAGGTTGGTTTTGCACCGTGGTGGCCGCATTGGTGGCCGCGTTGTTTTGCTGCCCCATGGTGTTGTAGGCATTCAGGCCAAACTGAGCAGCGTTCAACTGGTTGCCAAAGTTGTTTTGGGCAATGTTGGCATCCAGCCCGGCAAAACCCAGATCGTTGCTGCGCAGTCCCAGGTCGTAGCTGTTGGCGTTGCTTTGCCACTGGTTGGCAAGTTGCCCCTGCCCAAGTGCGTAGGTGTTGGCTGTTTGTTGGCGTGAGTTGTCCAGGTTGCCAAAGCCCAGATTCAAGTTACCTTGACCTAAAGCGTACTGATTGGCCGTCTGCTGCTGCTGATTGGCCAGGTTGCCAAAGCCCAGATTCAAGTTACCTTGACCTAAAGCGTACTGATTGGCCGTCTGCTGCTGCTGATTGGCCAGGTTGCCAAAGCCCAGATTCAAGTTACCTTGTCCCAGTGCGTAATTCTGATCCTGCCCGCGCTGGGTAGTAGCGTTGCCCATGGATGCAATGTTGGACTGATTTTGCAGCCCGGCGTAGCCCAGTGCGTTGCTGGCGTCTGAGTTGTAGGCATTGCCATAAAGGCTGGTCAAGGCCGATCCGTACTGCTGATTGAGGTCATTGATGCCATTAGCCTCGACCACCCCTTGACGCGAGCCACCAAAGCCGCCCGCTGCCATCGCACCAGATCGGATGCCCGGCATGACGTTGCGGTTAAAGTTGTTTGACATCTGGGTGCCAATGTCGGCCCCCATTTGCGATAGGTATGGGTTGCCTTGGCGCTGTGTTGGCTGCTGTTGTGTTGGCTGCTGTTGTGTTGGCTGCTGCTGTGTTGGCTGCTGCTGTGTTGGCTGCTGTGAGCCAAAGCCGAGGTTTTGCGTGCCTGTCTCGGCATTGCTTTTTTCCGACATAGCCTGTTGCGCTACATAATCCGCTTGTTGCGCTGCCGCTGCGGGGTTGGATGATGCGGCCCCGTTCATATTAGATGCAGGGTCACTAGCCACCTTTTGTCTAATCCACTTATCTGTTGCGCCAGTTTCAAACCCCATGTATTGATCAACATCAGACAGGCTAAGTCCTTGGTGAGATGCGTAGTTCCACAATTCACTTGCGGCATCGGTTCCGTTTTGTGTGGCAAGCCTTTGTGCCTCGTCAACAAGGGCTTTACGGTCTGTTGGGTTCAGTGGTGTGATTGCCATGATGTTTTATCCTAAAAAGCGCCATGCAGCGGCGCGGTAGCAGTACACCCCAGCACCGCTGCCGGGGTTCCAGATGGTGCCGTCTGCCTTGCAGAGCGTGCCCTCTCTAAACTTACTTGGCGGCGCATACAGGGTGTCTAGCGCCAGCGTGGCATCAGCGGTGTCCATGGCCTGCGCTATGCGACTTAGCTCGTCACGTAAAAATGCCGCAAGGGATGCGGCATCGGTGGGGACATTGTTGGGTGTGTAGCGTGCCATTAGTACAGCCCCGCGTTGGTGTATTCGATGTCAAACGACCGCATGCGCCAGCCAGGGTAGTCGCCAGCGCCAAAGCACACCGCCAGATAGCGCCCGCTGGCAAAGCTGTCAATCTTCTGATCCACCCCCACGGTAAACGGCACCGGGGTTTGCCATACCGCAGCAGCGTCTGCTGTCATGCTGGAGCCGACCTGTATGTTCACGACCGACCCGGTAGGGCCGTCAATGCGCGGATATATGGCTCGCACTGTTTTGACAATTTGGGGCGTGTCCAGGTGGATGCCTATGCGCTCCATGCTGGCATTAATTGGTGCTCCAAAATCACTGGTTCCGGTGTCTGACAGGCTTATCAATGGCGTGCTGTGGCACAGCATCAGGCGCGCCTCAGCCGGGCTGTATTCGTTCTCGTTCCAGCTAGTTGCATCACTCTGCCACGAATCCGCATCGGACCAGGTGGTGGATGTGCTGGCAATGCTGATCTGCCCCGATGCACCGTAGGTGACATTGACCAGTGTGCGCACCGACCAGACTTTGCTAACCCAGTTCCACACAGCCGCCATGTTGCAAGCGGCTGAATCGCCAAACGGGAAGCACACCCAGACTTCGTTCTTTTGCGGGTTGCTGGTGACAAAGGCGCGTTTGTAATACGTGGCATTGATGTTTTTAAAGATGTAGTCACGCATAACAGCGTTAGCAATACTGGCTGAACCCTGACCGGCGTGCACGATCACATCGCCCGCCGTCAGCACCACATGCCCCACCGGTGTTGCCACGGCACAGCCGCGTGCCAACATGCCCACATCACCCGGTAGCCGCTGAAAGCGAAAGATGTAGGGTGCGCCAATGTAGGTCATGGCGTACATGCTGCGCTCCTTATAGACGATGTTCACATCACCCAAAGGCAGGCAGTCCACCAGCAAGTCGGGTGTTTCAGCCAGGTCGTTTTCACCAGCATCCAGTGCCGGGTTAGTCTCGTCCCAGCTGGTGGGGATAGCGCCCGGCACGGCAATGTCGCTCCACTTGACCATGTGCGGGTAGCGGATAGCGCCCTTGATGATGTCAAGCGCGATCAGGAAGTTTTTAAAGGGTCGAAGCACTGCGCATTTATGGGTTGCCCCCCACCCCGTCAAGTCTGCTAGTAGGCCCGTGCCACCCCAGAAGCGGGGTTTGTCAACCCCGTTGTTGAGAACCATGACACCATTAAGCGTGCCGCCGGTGAAGCGGTCATCAATCGCACCCGTCAGCGCCGTGCCGGTGATGTTGGTGCGCGTGGTGCCATCATCTGCAAACACGCTGGTCAAGCCCGCATGCACCCAGTAGCGTGAGCTGGTCACAGCATAGGGCATCAGGTAGTAGGGTGTAACAGTGGGCGTGGCAAACACCTGCTTTGTACCCCTAAACCGGGTGGCATAGCCGTCAGCAAAGCGCATGTTCTGCGATGCGCTCCAAAAGCCCGTACCCAATTCCTCTGGCGTCAGGTCGGCATTGATGCCTTGTCCGCAGTCTTTGATGCTGGCCAGGCTCATAGGGGGACTCCGTTGGATACGCCAAGGTTGGGGGCGATTGCAGCGACACGGTGGCCTTGTCTGTGCTTTAAATTCATCATGCAATCACCCAGATAGCAGCTTGCGCCTGCCCTGCGAGCACCAGAGCTTCGGTCAATTCTGCTGCTGTGGCTTGGATCACGCTGTTGTCAGCCAGCACCCATGTGACGCTTGGCGCAAGGCCGGTTGACAGCGCGATGATGGCTCTCGCGAGGCGACCTTGCGATACCTCATCACCATCCCAGACGCGACCATCAGCGGTGGTGACTTTGATTGCTTCCACCGCTGCTGTGCGTGCTGCTTTAGCGGCTTCGCGGGCTGCTGTGGCTGCTGCTGCTTGATTGGCTGCAATGGTTTCTGCGCTCAGTGCATCCACGCGCCACTTGTACTGCCATGCCCCGCCGACAAGCTCGCACCCATCACGCACAACGGTTTGCGTCATTTCGTCATAAGCTGGAGGCTCAGTGACGGTGAGCGGAACCACACGAAACTGCTCTGCTTTGCCGTCAGCAGTGAGTTGCGCTGCCGTGCAATAGTTGTTGGCGTCCCATTCGACGTTGCCGTGTGTTGTGACTTGGATGGCGTCAATGCCATCAGGTGTGAGTTGCGCGTATTCCATGATTGATCCTTATTCGTTTGCGGTGCGGGTTGATGGGAATTGGCGTAGGTTTCCGGGCCAGATGATTCGGACTGCACCGGGTTGACCAACTCCAGAGGCTACACCGCCGCCGCCGCCGCCGCCGCCGTATAACCCACCAGCAGCGCCGTCCGTTGCGGACCCACTAAGAGAGCCAGTAGCGCCACCCGAGCCGCCTACACCACCAACCCCCGCAGCACCACCGGAACCATTACTACCTTGCCCCAGAAGTCCTACACCGCCCCCGCCACAACCGCCCCAGCCGCCAGCACCTCCCCCCCCGCCTGCTGCACCGCCAGTTCCAGATGCTCCAGCAACCGCGTTGCCATTTCCGCCAGCCCCGCCAGCACCAGCGTATCCTCCAGCCCCGCCACCTCCGGCGCAGACATAGGAGCCACCTGCGCCTCCGGCACCTCCTGTGCCAGCTACTACCACGCCGCCTGCGCTTGAAGTCGCACCCCCTGCAACTACTGTGGTTGAGTTGAACGTACTGTTACTGCCGCCAGTTCCAACAACAACGCTGTAAGACGATCCCGGAGATACTGTAATGTTGTTAACATAAGCCAACGCGCCGCCACCTGATGACCCGGTGAACGGCGTTGGTGTAAATGATGACCCGACACAAACTACACTAACTGATGTAATGCCAGAAGGGCAAACCCACGAATAAGTTCCAGCAGCGGTGTATTCCTTCTGACCGGCTGGCGGGACACCACTAGACCCGACAACCCCCTGCTGAGACGCGCTCATGTCAACCCCATGCCGCTGATAACCCACTCTGTAGATTTGACCTTAACCGCAGTTGCGACCCCGTAAGCGGCTAAGGTGCGTGATGCTGTGTTTCCTGAAACAGCCAGCTTCATCGTGTCTGTCGTGATAGAAATGGTCATCGCACCTGATGCCGCGCTGTTGACAAACGTAATCGCTGTGCCAACGGGGAAAGCGACTGCGCTGTTGGCTGGGATCGTGACGGTGAATGCCGTTGTTCCGCCTTTGTGGACATGCTTGCCAGCGTCATCAAGCACCAATGGGTAGTTGGCTGTTTTATCAAGCTGTGGGATGTTGCGGAAGCCGATGGCGTTGGTGCCGTCAACGGTGCAAGATTGCATCGTCTTATTCGTCAGCGTCTGCACTGTCGTCAGGTCTGCGATGTCAGTCACAGCACCCGTCGCGCCGTTGATACTATCAACCGCTGGGGACCAACTGGCATTCGTGCCGCTGGTTGTTAGAAATTTTCCTGCGTTGCCTACTTGACCAGGTAACACACTTGACATTGCGGTAGCTGCAACAAACGCCGTAGTCGCAATTTGGTCAGTGGCTATACCGGCTGTTGCCGTTGGTGCAGTGGGTACGCCTGTCAATGCAGGGCTTGCCAGTGGGGAATAGCCAGTGATGGATGCTCCAGCGGGGATTGTTACCGTGCCCGTAAATGTGGGTGAAGCAATCGGCGCTTTGAGTTCGTCCGAATTGGTGCGGTTAGTGATCTCGGTGTTGATCTGTCCTTGGATTGAACTGGTAGCACCCGTCACATAGTTCAACTCCACGGTACTAGCCGTCACAGATGATGCCGTCAGATTGGGAAATGTAGCCTTGACTGCGCTTTTGATGAGGCGCATGTGGTCATCACCCTCGCTCTTTAGATCTCCTGATGCGGGATAAGTGGCGTTTAGTTGGCTGATGTAGGTTGCTGCTTCAACTGTCATTTAAATCACCTTTACTCGTAATGAAGAACCGCTGTGTGTGGCGCGGTCGTCCTGGTCTTGCAACTGTTGCAGGCCTTCGTTGTAGCGCGCCGTAAAAATCTGTATCTGATCTGGGTTCTGGATGTAGTGAAACACCTCTGCCAGTGTGGAAAACAGGTAGATGTTGGGGTGGTTGGTCAATAACCAGTTGCTGTCGGCGGTTATGACGCTTGGAAAGCGCGCAAAGTACATGCAGCCAATGTTGTAAGCCGCATCCGGCGTGGGTGCGAGCAGAATGTTTTCACCCTCAATGGTGTACACCGCTGGCATACCAGTAAAGGCCGAGTCGTATTTGACATCGATGTGTTCCACCGGCACATACACCAGCGCGCGACTGGTGCCACCGGCGGACAGACTCAGGTTCTCGAACTCTAGCCAGTCTGCAGGCAGTGCCACTGAGCGCACACCGCCCGTGGTGGTCAATGTGGTTGACGTGATTTGCTTGCGCAAACGCAGGTCGCGGCTAATGCGCGCCTCTGCCATGGTGACAAAGTCGAGCATCAGCGCAGTTAAGTCGCTGCGGTGTGCCCAGTTGGCAACACTGGCGATCAGCTCGGTGTAGGTGGAGAGGGCCATAGGTTATTTGTCCTGGTTGAGATATGCGCCACTGAGCAAGCCACCACCGGCCAGCCAGGGCAATAAATTGGGGTCAACGCGGCCTAACAAATCAGCCTCTCCGATGTTGGCGGGGTTGAATGCGGCGTTGACTGAGCGGATGTTGGCGGGGTTGAAAACCGTTTGTACCGACCCAGCACCACCCGCAGGGGTATTGCTGCCAGCGCCTTTGAGGCCGTCAAACTTGGCCATTTGTAGCCAGTGGTTAGCGCCTTCAACAGTTTGTTCATTGAGGGTTTGCAGCACATCGCGCCCCTTGTTGCTGAACAGGTAGTCCTTCAGCTGCAAGTCAGAGAGTTTGGACAGCGCTGCAATGTCTTTGGCCTTGACGGGTGCGTCCATGTCCAAAAATCGCCCATGTGCCATCAAGGGCATGACGTTGGGGCCAGCGTTGCCGTCCGGTGTGATGCGGTTATGCCAGCCGGTGGCGTATTTGGAGGCATCCTCGGTGCTATCAGTCAGGTAAGTGCCACGCCCCCACATATTGCCGCCGTTGACTTGGGTGAACGCGGGCACATCGCTATTGGTGCCATGAAAAAGCGGCTCAAACCCTTGCTGCTTCGCCCGCTGCATGCGTGCCTCATAGCTCATATCCAGCCCAGCATCGATCGCCGCTTGGTATTGCGGGGAGTAGGCGGGTTGTGCTACAGTGGAACCCAGCAAAGGTTCTGTGCTGACACTTTTCCGGATCCCGTCTGAAACAGGGCGGGCCTGGTCCCCGGATCCAAGCGGTGTCACCGGAACCTTTTGCCCTTTTTGCAGACCGTCCCCTTCTGGGATGATCGAAAATAACTCCCCTCGCCCACTTTGATCAACATTGACAACCATCCTGTCTTTGACCGACTTTCCGTAGGCATCCACACGGGGCCTTTGCACTTGAAATGACGGACCAGTTCGGCCAACAGACAACCCAAGGTTTTGACTCGAAACCGAGTCCAACTGCTGCATCAAATCAGTGTTGTTGTAACCATTGCCGTCAAGCGTGGGACCTCTTGAATTGAAATGGTGGTTGCCACGGTAGCCAAGCTCTGGCGCTGTCAGGCGTGGCTCAAGCCCCCGGCGAGCTGCATTGAAGGCTTCCTGTTCAGCAGGCGACAGCACTACGGCGGGCACCTTGGCCAACTTGGCAACTTGCCCGGTTTGCTGATACGTGCGCGCCAGATCATCGAGCATGGCCGGTATTTTTGAATAGCCGCTGCCTCTGGTGGCCCCCATGACCATGGCCCCCAGCCCAGCCACCTTGCCCGTGGGCAGCGCCCCAGCCAGCAGACCCGGCAGGTAGCCCAGCTCAGCGCCAGCGCGCACCAGGGCGCTTTGCGGGTCCATCACGCTACCTTCAAACTCGTCGGGCGCGGTGCCAAGCAGGCCACCCAGCAGCCCATAGACCCGAGGAAACTGCTGACGCAGGTACGAGCCTTCGCCCGTGTTGCGCTGCAGGTTCAGGTCATCAAGCAAGCCCATGGCCTACACCCGCCCTTCCCAGACCCGAAAAGCCTTCAAGGCCGGGTCGTTGACCATGGCGTTGATATGCTTGGTGTCGGCCATGAATTCATTGAACTGCAAGCCTTTGTCGTTGCAATACGCCTCAACCAGCACCATCGGGATGCTGGCGGCGTGGCGGAATTCGCCCGAGCCAACCCGCCCAGCGCTGCGCAGGCTGTGCGTCAGGTCAAGAATGGGCTCCACGTCCTGCACGCGATTGACGATCAGCTTGTCATCACCGCCGTCAATCAGGTTGGTGAAGATGCCTGAAAAGCTGCCCATGGTTAACGATCTTCCAGCGGGCTGATTTGCACCGTGCCGCCCGCTGCCACTTGGATGGCGGCTATGAAGCCATAGTTGTGTGTTTTGAGTATCATCGCATCGGCGGGCTGTACCAGTGCATCACCCGCGACTGCTATCGTTCCAGTGGGCCCGATCTTGACGTAACAGGCCGAATTAGCCGCTACGCGAATGTATTTGGGGATGCTTCCCGATGAATCCGTGGGAATCGCCACGCTGGCCGAGGCTGCGCCAAAGGCAATTACTGAACCGGTCTTGACTATGCCAATTGCATCTTCTGCTGCCATAACTGTTTCTCCAAAGTAAAAAAGCCCTGCCAGATTCACCCGGCAGGGCTTGGGGGCTAGTCCGTCAAATCAGGTCTATGTCAAATCTCTAACAACGCCGCTGGCGGCTTCGTTGCACGACTCCAGCGCGTATTCGCACAGAATGTGCTTGGCATCGCTATCGCCCGTCTTAGCCAGGTCTTCGGTCTGAAACGGACGGAAATAGGCCACTTTCCACTTTTCCATCTCCAAGATGAAGGCGGTACGGGCGCGCTGAAAGCGGTTGGGCACAATCTTCAGGGTGCCAAAGTCGCTAACGTACACGTCAATCGAGCTGATCAGCTTCTTGTCGTCCAAGTTACCCATTTGGGTGCCGCCACCAGTGAAGCTGCTAAACAGCTGCTTTTGTGTGCCGCCCACCATCATGGTGTCTGGGTTGCCGCCCGATGTCCAGATGGCGTTGAGGGTGGTTTTTATCAATGCCTCAGTCAGCGCGCGCTGAGTGCCATCGGTGGGGGCCACGTTGGTGATCGGGTTAGGGGTCACACCGCCAACGCCCATACTGTTGTTGGTGGAAACCCAACCCTCTAGACCACGGGTTTGCCGTGCCACACCAGCACTGCCCACCACCGCTGTGGTATTGGTAGTCAAGGCCACCTCCATGTCACGCTTGAGCTCGCTGCTGGCCTTGGCCATTTGCTTGCCCATGGTGTACAGGTTTCCCGCGCTGTTCATGGCTTGCTGCGTGCCCGACAGGCGCACCACCTTGCGGCTGATCTGCGTGCGGTTGTTGACCCGTGTACCGGGGTTAACGACTCCTGCTGCGGTGTAGGTGTCGTCGCCTTCAATCTGCGCGTTGTTGGCTGCCGTGGCGAGCACGTCAGTGGTCCATTCGTGCAGGGTGTTGACGGCTTTAGTGCGACCGGATCCACTCAATAGAGGGGTCTCGGTCGGGGAAATCATGTAAACCATATCCGACAAATCTTCTTTATTGATCACGCCGGTGTAGGTTTGCATCGTATTGCTGGGTACTGCCATTTTTGGCTCCTTAAGGGGTTGAAATTAACTGTTGCTATCGTTTACTTAGCATGGCCGCAAAGGCGTTGGCTGCATCATCAATGCTGCCGCTGCGCTTGAGACTCTGCATGGCGCGGGTGCGCCCGTCGGTGGCGCTGGTCTGGTTGCCTACACCCGGTCTCTGGGGCGCTTTGGGGGGCACGTTGACCAGCTTTTGCGCTGTGGCTGCTTGCTTGCCCATCATCTGGTCATAAAGCATGGCTTTACGTGCCAGCACCACCGCCCGGTGGTCGGCTACGCCGTCTACCTCTTGCGCGCTGAAACCCGATTTGGTCAGGTACTGGGCAATCTCTGCCTTGGTAGCCTGCGATTTGGTGGCATCGGCAAACTCAGGAATCAGCTTTACCAGCGCTTGGGCTTCATCACTGAGGCGCTGATTGGTGAACTTCTGGTGCTGCTGCGCTTGGTGGGCTTGCAGGGCTTGCGCCTCGTTTTGCGCTTGCTGCATTTGCCCCTGCCACGCGGCCCAGGCTTGCTGCTGGCGCAGGTAGTTGACCGGATCCGTTTCAATCAGATTGGGGTCCGGCTGTGCGGGCTGCATTTGCGCCAGGCGGGCCTGGTACTGCTGCAACTGCTGGCCGTAGTGCTGTTGCATGGCTTGCGCCTGGGCAAACTGTGCCTGGGCAGCGCGTGCCTGCTCTGCTGTCTGGCTGGTCTTGATGCGGTAATCGCTCTCAAGCTGGTAGCCTTTAAGTAGCTCGGTCAGGGGCACTTCGCGCTCTTCGCCGTTGACCTTGACCTTGAAGCGCTGCTCGTCTGCACCAGTTTCAGTGGCAACATCGGGCTTGGCCACGCTGTCGGGTTGGTCGGATTCGACTCCCGTTGCGGGCTGCGCGCTGCTGTCACCGTCACCGCCAGCACTGGCTTGGCGTGTCAGGTAGTCGTCAAAGGCGGCTTCTGGGTTAAAGGGCTCGGCTGGGCTCTCGTTCCCTTGCGGGTTGACGGTTTCATCCATGAGGTGGTACTTCTTTCATAAAAAAACCCGCCGAAGTTGCCTTGGGCGGGTTGGGTGGGGGAACGGGAAAAACTACAGTTTCAGGGGCCGTCAGGGCCAAAATACTTTCGCACGGGCAAGGCCCAATAACCGTATTTGACGCTTTGTTGATTGCCGGTGTTAGACCGTCACCACCTCGCCATCACTGAACTGGTAAGCAGCTGGCCCGGCTTCAATGGCAGCGCTGCCAAAGGTTCCAATCCAGACATCTTGCGCAGCATCCGGGTGCATTACCTTCACAATGCGCCTGCCGTGTCCGCCCTCAAGCGCTTCAGCGTCGAGTGCGGCTTGATTCAGTCCCAGCCAGTCCACTGCCTCGCCTTGTCCAGCATCGAGCGTTTTTGCTCCAGTTGTAGGCTGGCCATCTGGCCCGTCTGCATGATCGTCTGCAAGTGGTTTTGCACTGCTTGTGCGGTTTTTAGCATTAGCCATAAGTGTTCTCGTCCTTCTTTGTCGCGCGCCGGGCTGGCCTGCCATTCGTCCATAAGGCGCGCCCGGTACGCTTCAAACGCCTCAATGTAGAGCGGGTGCTCTGTGACTTCACGGGCCGCATTGGCTCGCTGTTGCTCTTTTAAGAGCTGGGTGTATTCGGCATCGTTCATGGCTCGCTGCCCTCTTGTGCTGCGGATTCATACTCTGCCGCATAGGCTTGCGCGTCTTGCTGCAATGCAAGCTGCTGCTGACCCAAACCCAGCTTCATGGTTTCAATATAAATCTGCGTGTCGCTGGCCAGCTTGGCTTTCCAGCGCTCAAGCTCTATGCGTTCGCGCTCCAGGTTATGTTTGTGCTCTGCCTGCAGTTGCGACAGTTGCGCATCCTGCTGTGCCTTGAGCTGCAATTGCTCTGCCTCAGCGCGCTGACGGTTCACATCGACCTGCATTTGCGCCTGCATCTTGGCCTGCTCGACCTGCATGTGCATTTGCAGCTTGGCCTGTTCGATCTGGCCTGATGCCTGCATTTTGGCTTGCTCAATCTGCATGGTGGACTGCGCATCCATTTGCTTGTGTTGGCTGGCAGCTTGTAGTTTCATCTGCTCAATCTGCATTTTTGGATCTGGCTTAGGCGGCTGGCCTTGGGTGTTTTTGGGATCTTGCAAAAAGCGTGTGGCATCTTTGTAACCCAGCGCCTTGACCATCTCGCTAGCAGCGTTAAATGCTTCTTTGGGTGTCACCAGACCCAGCGGAGCCAAGCGCTCCATCATCGCCATCAGGTTGCCAATTTGCACCTGCTTTTGATTCGCGTCATTGGTGCCCAGGCCGACGTTCACCGTCACGTCAAACATGTGCCGCCACTCGCGCGGATTCAGGTTCAGCCAGCGCCCGTTCAGGTTGAACTCTGCGGGCTGGTTTTGATATTTGCACACCAGTTTCAGAATCTGGATGAACAGGTCTTTCACGCCCGTCTCGGCAAACACCCGGGCGATCAACTCAATGCGCATATCGGCCCGGTTGGTGACAATACTCACGCCGGTGGCTGTCTGGTTGATGGCGTTGGCATCGGCCCCCGCGCTTTGGCGGGTGAAGCCGGTGCGGTTTTCTTTCTGGTTCTCGGTGTACTCCAGCATTTGCAGCACATCGCCCAGGTTGCCCATGCCCTGATTCAGCGAGCCCACCGCGCCGGGCTGTTTGATGCGCACCACACCACCGGGGCGGCTGGTCAGCAAGTCGTCCAGGTTGACCTGCCCCTCAACGGCAAAGTAACGCCCGTTGACCTGCAAATACAGGTTATCCATGATCGAGCGGATCATGCTGGTCTTTTGCTTTTGCGCACCCATGGCCAGATCAGCAATGGAGAGGCCGACAAAGCGGTGCGGCATGGGGACAGGTGTCACCGACACAAAGGGTGGTCCGTCACACTCTTCATTGTCCAGAATCTTCTCACCGCATTTAAGCAACCTGCGCCACTCGGCAATGCCGTCGCCGTCAACATCGGCGCGCAAGTAAGCCTCTACCACCCAGACCCGGCGCATGGACGGATCCCCTGACGGCTCCACCATCTGGGCAAACGGTGCTGTGCTGTCGTCTTGGCTCCAGCGCTGCGCACGCTCCATGCTGCGCCCCACCATGCCAGCATCATCGGCGGGGAGCTCGTCGTCCTCAATCTTGTAGCCATTGGCGCGCAAGTCAGACACCAGCCACTCACGCACATGGGCCACAAAAGGCGCATCTGCAATGGATTTGGCCTGACGACTGACGAAGAACTCTTCAGGCGGAACCGGCTCAATACGCACCTGGGCAGCTTGACGAATGCGTTTGACGGTCACGTCATGCAGCATCACCGGTGGGGTTTGATTGATCTGGGCAATGTGCTGCTGCAACTGTTGCGCCGCCTGCTGTGCCTGTTGGTTTGGCTGTGGGCCCTGCGGGGTTTGCACCGGTGGTGCCTGCATGGCTTGCTGCAACTGCGCTTGAGCCTGCCCAATTGCCTTTTGGCGCTGCTCTGCATCCTCTTCATCAGGGCGGGTGCTGTGTTCGATGATTTCAACCTCTTCATCATCGTCCAACTGCGCGAGCTCCTGATCACTGAGGCCTTCATACTCTTCACGGGCTTCATCAACCTTGTCTTCCCACCACACTTTCAGAATGCCGGTCTTGCTGATCAAGGCATCCTTGAACATGGTGTACAAGCACTTGAAGCCGTCATTCTGGGTGTTGAAAATCCAGTTCAGGTAGTCGGTGGCATCTTCGGCGGTTTGCTCAAAGCCGGGTTTGCGTGGCGTGAGCGACACAGTGCGGTCACTGGCGGTAAAGATTTTGAGCAGGCTGGGCATCAACCACTCAACCGTATCCGCCACATCGGTGGCCACCACGTTGGAGCGACCATCCACCTCGGGTGCAGCCAGATCACCGTCAGGCTGGGCCATGTAGTACTGCAAGGCCTTGCGCCGCTGCACGGCCAGCTTGCCGCCCATGTAGTCCTGGGCTTGGCGCAGCTCCTGGTCTACCCGTGTAATCAGCTCGTCGTCGGTGATCTTTTTAGCCATGGTTGCCTGTGGTTTGGACGCAAAAAAGCCGCCTAAACATGGGTGTTTGGCGGCTGGTCGGAATTCGAGAATTAACTGATTTCTGTACTTTAGTCCGGTTTTGCTAAAAAAACAAGCTCAAATCAAAAATATTGTTTGGCAAAGTTGGCAACGGCCAGTGCAATGACGATGCCAATCATCCATTGCAGCTTGTCAAATTTGGCATCATGCTCAATCAATTTGCGCTCAATTCGCTCGACATCAGCGCGCGTTGCCAACGAGGTATCCATAACGTCCGACAAGATTTCACGCTGCGCATTGACAAACGCTTCAGCCTGCGCCGCAGGAACGCCAGAAGACTCCAGCTGCTTGACGTATTTCAGGGTGTCAAAGGTGATGGTGCTCATAGCCGCCAGTTTACACGACTGGCTCGCGCTGCATCGCCACAGCCAACTGCAGCGCCGCCGCCTTGAGCCTATCGCACCAGGTAGACGTAGGTGCAAACGCCCGCGCATCAATGTCCGCCGCTGTCCACGGCTTGTAGGCCCGGGTAATGGCCAGCTTTTGCACATCCGGCAAAGCCCGTATGGCAGCATCGAGCTCAGCATAGTCCTCGCCGCCAAGCTCGAAAAGTTCGCCCGGCGGCTTGCCACTGGGTATGCCTGACTTGAGTGACGGGCTGATGCTGTACCAGCCTTTGCCGTGCTGGTGCAGACTGCGCAGGCCCCAGCCGATCAGCAGCCGGTCAAGCCAAGGGGGCTGTACCGTGGCGCGTTTGCTCATGCACATCCTTTTAAGCAAAGTTGTAATTCGGGTAAACCAGCTTGCCGCCCCAATCCTCATTGGTCATTTGCGGCTCAGCCATGGCCAGATAACGGAAACAGTCCGCCCCGTGGCTGTTCTCATCGTGCAGCGGCGCACCAAACTCACCGGTAGAAATGTTCTGAGTGCGCTTGTAGCGCTTCAGCCGGTTTATCAGCGCTTGCGCTTTGCGGTCCACCCAGCAGCGCGGAAACATCATGCGGGCCAGCCTGATGCCCTCCTCGATGTCATCGCGGCCCAACACTGTGACCGTGCGGCCCATGGCCTGCAGCATTTCCTCGGTGCTCTTGCCGGACTTGAAATCACGGCTGCGCCCGTCATGCGGGATGAAGTCGGTGCCCCATTGCAGCTTTCGGTCTTTCAGTTCGGCCACATAGCTGTCAAGGGTGCGGTGATCATCCTCGATGTAGTCCACGATCCGAATCTCGCCCGAGCCGCTGCGCTGCACCAGCATGATGGACATGGAATCGTTCCATCCCAAGTCCCAAATCGTGTGCACCTTCAACAGCGGGTCCACCGGCGCATTGCACAACCGGCCATCCATCTGCAGCCGGCCAATCTCAGCGGCATAGATGGCACCCTCGACTGCGGCGCGGCATTCACCATCCCAAGTGGTTTTGTAGCCCTCGGGGTCACGCTTGAGCCAGTCCCGGCGCTCCTTGTCCAGCTCAGCCGGAAACCACGGGTTCTCGCTCCAGTTGCAGCGGATCACCAGGGCATCATCGGGCGGGCTGAGCACAAAGCGGGTGTAAGTCTCGTCGGTGTCGATCTCGGGGTTGAACGTCAGCCAGATCTCAGAGCCCGGCTTGCGGATGGTGGGTATCAACACATCCCAACTGCGCTTGGTCACCACCTGGGCCTCTTCCACCCAGCACACATCCACACCCTCAAACGACTTCAGATTGGTGATGCCATGCTGGCGGATGCCCGCAAAGCTGAAATCAGAGCCATTGCGCCCGACGATGTGGGTCTCTTGCACCGTGAAGAACGCCTGCAAACCCAGAGAATAAATCTGGTCCTTCAGCAGCTTGTGCACAGACTCCTGAATCGACTTCTGCGTTTCACGCGCACACAGCACCCGAATGCACCTGGATGCAGCCAGCGCCACCAGCAGTCGCGCCACAGACCAGCTCTTGCCCGATCCGCGCCCACCATAGACCACCTTGTATCGCCGGGGCTCAGCCAGTGGCAGCAATGCGGCCGGCACATCGCAGGGCAGCTCACTTGTAATCATCGACATCCCTCGGGATCACGCCACGCACCACCAGGGCGACATTCAGGCTGCCAGATACGTCGAGCTTGACGGGCTCATAACCGCCAAGGTGCTTCATCAGCTTGTCAGCCGCACTGTTCTTGTCCCACAGCTTAATCTTGTAACCACCCTCTGGGTAGAACTCAACAGACGACACCGAGGCGGCAGTTGCATCATCCATCTCATGCACACGCTTAACGCTACCGTCTGCATTGAACACTTTACGAATGTCGGAAAACGCCATCCTGGCAATTTCCCTGACAACATCATCCTGGCGCAACTCGATACGACCAGCGCGGGCTTTCATGGCCTCAGACAGCGCAGCCTGAACACCAACATTCACCAACAGCCGGGGTCCTTGTTGATTTGGTTTGGCATAGCCAGCCCTGACTGCCGCCTGGGTGGCATTCAGGTCCACCAGGTACTCATCAATGAATTTCTTTTGTTTCGGGTTCATTGTGGAAGCTCCGTCAGCCGCACCTTGATAAACCCCCCAATGGCATCCTGCACAAACGGGTGCAACACAAAGCGTTTGTCATCAATGCCCAGCGCCAGCGCAATGCCATCGCGCCCAGCCTTGAAGCTGGCCACCATGTTGTCGTCATCACGGGAAAGCCGGTCTGGTGGGTAGAAATCGATCCACAGCGCAATGCGCGGCGAATCAGGGGCCACCATGCCAGACTGCCTGCAAAGCGTCCAGCAAGCCTGTTTGTAGGCTTTGGTGACCTTGGATTTAGCTGCCCAATGCATACGAGCGTTAGGGCTCAATGCTTTGGGTGGCCAGGGGAGAGTGAGTTCGATCATAAAAATGAATAACGTCAATAAAGACAATGAACGTCGATGACCCGTTGACGCTGGAAACCCGCATGAAATATAGAGATTCTTATTAATGTCAATAAAAACAATACATCTACACCCTTCCATTTCTTAACCACGTTGTAAGGCGTGGGTGTCCACCCGTTGACAAATTCGACGTTAATGCTCAAACCCAATGCCCATGCGGGTTTCCCGCGTCGATTAGTCATTGACACTTACAGACGTTGTCGCCATTAATGCCGTTTCATCAACTGGGCTAAAGGGGTGTGTATCCATCGACGTTAATGACGTATCTGCCAAAAAATCAGAGGCCACCCAAGCCAGGCGAGGCTTTCCTCGCCCACTGGAAGAAGGAAACGTGACCTGCTGCGCATCTTCACGGCGCACCATGGCAACATGGATGCTATCTTGGTAGCGCGGCTCTTTGGCGTCGTAGGCTGCGCACTTGCGACCCAGCTCACGGCCAGTCAAACCACGGGGCCCAGCTTTTTTGATCACCCTGAGACATTCCTTGACCAAAATGCCAAACTCAGAATCCCCCATGCGCTCAGTCACTTCTTTTTCCATACGAGCGACAAAGTAGCGTGTGAAGTCAATGCCAAAAGCCATAGAGGCTTCTGAAACGGTCAACCCGTTATTGCGTGTGATCTGGTCAAGTTGCTCCAGGTCGGTGTGCAGCGCCATCGCGTGCACCATGGCAATCTTCACGGCGAACTCATAAGCCCGGCCCCACAGTGCCGGTATCTGGGGTGAATCCTTGTGTTTCGCATAGTAGGCATCAAGCCATTCGGAAAAGCTGCCTATCAATCGCTTTGCGCCGTTGTCGTAGCCCATGCGCAGCGGATTGCTTGGCGTCAGTCCGGCCATGCCGCACTGCAGGCGCTGCACTGCCTCAACCCAGCGCACCACAGACTCGGGTGGTTCTTCAGAATCAGGCTCCTGGCGCGCCACAATGCCATCAGGCGTTACCAGCACCAGCATCCGATTCAAGGCACCACTGGTTACATCGGCGCTACCAAGTGCGCTAAAAAATTGATCTGGAGTGGTGGTCGCGTGCATATTCACACACGGAAAATCAATATCAGAGCGTGCGCGCATCTTTTGGTCGGCATACTCAGCACCCCGGTAAACCGAATCAGTGCACCCATACAGCTGCATCAAATAGCGCACGATACTGGCTAGGTGAGAGCCTGCGTTTTTGCTGCGCATAGCTTGCAGCATCAGGCCAAACTCATCAAGCTGAAAAATCGTGCGTGGACACCTGGCCACACGCGACAGCAGGCCTGCGCCTGAAGCTATCTCATCGCCACCAATCAAAGTTTCAAGATGTGCCGCCTGCAACACCCGGGCAATGCACTTTCGCCCGTGATCTTTTCCGGCCGATGTACCAGCCACGCCCACCAGGTACAAATTGGTACGCAAACCCGTAGGAGATGCAATGCGGGTTGAAAGTGCCGTGCAAAACAAACTGATGGTGGCCGACATCGCCAACATCGGCTGTGGGCGCTGAGCGGTGCGCAGCATCCACTGCAAACACTCCCCCATAGGGCCGGGCAGGTTTAAGAACTGCGCATAGTCAAGCGCCTGAGCTTCCTGCTGTTCAAACACAGCAGCACGCGCATCAATATCTGCTGGTGCCTGCACTGGCTTCGCCTCCAAAACCGGCTCCACACTAGCCGGGTTCACCCAGCCAATATTCTGTGCAGCAAAGAAAATCGATTCAAGCTGATAGTGACCCGGCTTGAAGCTGCGCCACTTCTTGGTCACTGCCTGCGGGTCATACTTGGCTGACTTTTGGCTCCACTCATCCCACAGCATGAACCCGGCCTGCCCCAGCTCCACCAGTGCATTGCCAAAGTTCACCCACTGGTGATAGTCATCCGCATCCAGTGCTGACAGCGCCTGGCGCAAATCAGCCACCTGCTTTTCATCCACCAGGCGCGAGGCGGCCACAAACGGCACCGCGTTGAACGGCCCGCGCGCCAAGTCACGCACCCAGCCTGGCAAGGTAGACGGTGTGTAGCCCTCCAGAGGGTCGCTGGAGCCTTCCCAGTTATAGGCCTTGCCGTTGGGATGAACGGAAGGCTCCACGCAGATATAGCCATCGGCCTTCACATCCACACCCGGCCCGAGCTTGCCCGGCAAGCCCGTGACCAGGCCAGAATAAAACACCCGGTGCTCACCGCCCCCGCCGGTCAGCGCCAGCACATCAGACACCAGCGCACCGTGCACAGACTCCAGGCGCTCCATCGTCTCAAAGCCACCGTTACGCGGATCAATGTCAATCGTCACCAACCCCGAGGGCAGCATCGCCACCCCAATGCCTGCGGTGGGCTCAGCAGTCCACCAGTGGTTAATCGTCTCCAGATCATTGCTGGCGCTGTGCACCCCCTTGGGTGCCAGCCTGGAAAAAGGCTGCTTGGTGCCCGGGGTAAGGGGCAGAACATGCCACCCCAGAGAAATATATTTTTTGGCATAGGCCAGCATAGAACGTGGCTCATTGATGGGATAAATGGATGCCATGGCGTGGGTCACTTGAAATACTTGCCCGCAAGAACCTTGACGGCGGCAAGCTCTTCGGCTGGAATGCTGGCCAGTGGGCCATCGCACTCAATCACACGCAGGCCCAGCGACAAAAAGAACGACTCCAGCTGATGCAGCCTGATGCCGCGCTCACCCTTCATGATGTAGGTCACCTGGGTGTGATCGTTGCCAATAGCCTGGGCGATCACCTCGTTTTTCACACCTGCAACCCGGCGCAAAATCAAAGATTCCAAATTGCTGGAAGGTGCAGGTGGGTGATTTGATGATTCGGTCATGTTCAAACTCATCCAATCAAGCGCAAAGGGTGGTCTGCCCCACCGGATTTATGATGAAGGTTACCAAACGAACATCACCGAAGGGGCAGGCCATGAAAACAATCACAGCGGTTGCTTTGAGAACAGCAGCAGATTTACCCATGGAGCTACTCACTGCACAGCTCATGAAGCCACCCAATGGGGCTGTTGCAGTTGTGCACTGCAGCGCGGTTCAAGAGGCCTTCTATGGGTTTCTTCAACTGACACTGATTGCGAAGGAAGAAAAAACCCGACCGCTGGAGTTGGTGGTACCCCTGGATACGGTGGCATGGATGCTGCGTGGCGAGCCTGGCGCAACAATCGGATTTCTGCCAGCGCAGCCAGCAACATAGATTCAAGACGGTCCAGTCGATCAGCCATGGGCCACCGCCTTTTCTGTTTGGGTGGCCAACCCCTCGGGCATAAACTGCGAGCTCTCACACACGCAACCCAAGGGACCGGCCAAAAATGGATATATCAACATCACTTGCAATCGGTAAGAGTTGTCTTGACCTGGTGGGGTTGCTCAGCAATGAGCGCGACCGCCAAAAAGCGTCGTCCATCCAAATCGACCTCACGAATAAAATCCTTGGCCTCCAGGCCCAGCTCTTGGAGGTATTCGGCACCGTCGTTGAGAAAGATTCGCTTCTCGGAACCCTTCGAGACCGCATACGCGAGCTGGAGTCCCATGAGGGAGAGAAAGCTCGTTATGAGCTTGCAAAAGTGGGCGCTCTCGGGCAATTCCATGCCTATCAACTGCGCCCTGCTGCCGAACTCAGCGAGCGAACCACTGAGCCGCAGCATTTCCTCTGTCAGCCGTGTTTCGATGCTGGCAAGAAGAGTGTTCTCCACGTCGGTCAATACACCGCTGAATGCCCTGTGTGCAAAGTCATTGGTCATCTGGCAAGCCACCCTGCGTTCAGGCCCAACCGTTCCACGGCTTACTGATTCATTCATCTCACGCCACCCCCACACTCACAAGGAACGAAGTCATGGAAAAGAAAGACTGGGACGAATACACAGCCATGCCAGAATGGCAACTGATGGACTTCGCCACCGAACACAACTCACAGCGCGCCCATGCGGCGCTGCACATCCTGGCCATGCGGCGCAACAAGGCGCTGGAGCGAATCGCCATGTACTCAGCCATGGCAGCCGCCCTGAGCGCAGTCACCGCGCTGGCTCAACTTCTCAAGTGACACGGCAATACAGCGCAGCAGGCGCAGCTGCTGGGCTTGCACTACATCCGATAGCAGATGGCGCTCATGCACAACCGACCGCCACGGCGCAGATAAATCAGCGTCCAACTCATCCAGCAGGGCAAAAGCCGATTGCTCTACGGCATCACGAGCCGCAGGGATACATGCCAATGATTCTTCTTTGGTGCTCATGCTGCTATTTTTTCAGTAGTGCCCTGCGCTTGCGGGGCGGTGGCTTGCGGGTTTCGCAGCACATCCCAGGCTACGTCGGGGCGCAAGTCTTCGCAGCGCACCAGGCCGTTGGTAGCGCGCTCGATTTGAGGGCAGCGCTCGGCGGGG